ATGACCCGCGCAACATCAAGGGCTGAGGAGGTCCGAACATGGCATCAGTGACGAGCTTCATCCGCAACATGCCTGCCTCGTCGCTGCAGGCCTATTTCGACCACACCGGCATCGCGTTGACGACGACGGTCGACTGGACCGCGCCCGAGCCGGAGGTTGTCCGGGGCGCGCTCCGCGCTGTCGATGAAATGGACGACGAAGCGAAGGCTCGCGTCCTCAACGACGCCGAGCGCGTCAGCGGGCTCGCTGACGATGCTGGACAGACCGCGCTCTACAGCGTGGTCGAGGACCGTGCCCTTCTCGACGTTCTCGCGAACGGCCATGCCCGATCGCTCTGGATGTTCTTGAACGCACCGATCCTGTTCCGCCACGCCGAGGAGGTGCGGTTCACGGATGAGAAGCGGCGTGGGCGCAGTTGGGATGGCTTCATCATCGAAGCCGGCTGCACCGTCAGCCGCGATCCGGTCGCCATCGACGCATTCAAGGCGTCGCTCCGGACGCGCTTTGCCTCGGCCAACGTCCACGTCGATGTTTTCGAGCGTGTGCGCGCGACCTTCGAGGGTGAGGACTGCGATCTGGTTCAGATCACCGTATACCGGGAAGGCCTGCCGGACGATCTTCTGGCATTCGATGACGGCGGTTCCCTCGTGCGGCGTGCGTATCGCCCGGTCTTCGAGGCCGCGATGACTTATGAACCTGCAACGGGAGTGGTCGAGGTGGTGGCGAGCGACCGGGAGAGCCGCGCCGAGATGGCGATGTTCCTGGCCCGCGATCTCCTCGGCGTCGACTTTCAGAACGAGAGGGTGCCGGTTCGCCGCTATGATCTCGATGTGCTGCTGTCGCCCTTCGATTTTCCGACCGACCTCGAAGACGGCATCGAGCGGGTCGATGTCCGCCTGCTGCGGCTGATGCCGCTCGACACTGTCGGCGAGCGCGTGACGCTTGAGTGCATGGCCAAGGCGGGCCGCACGATCTGGAGCATGGCGGAGGAGCGGCTCGGGCCAGGCAATCCGATCGATAGCGGATGGGTTGCCACGCAGGCCAAGCTGGCCATCAAGTTCCAACCCAAAGGCGAAGCGAAGCGCGGCCGGACACTCCCGTTGACGATCACCATGCCGCACGGCTGCAACCTCAGGGACCAGACCGAGGAAGAGCAGTTGATCGGCGAGAGGTATCTCCGCCGCTGGGGAATCCTCGCCGATGACGCGCTCTCTCCGAAGTTCTGATCACGACGCGCTGGCCCTGATCTGCGCGGTCGCCCAGACCCGTGATGCGCGCATCACCTCCGCGGCCTTGTCGAACCACCACCCGGTAGCCGGCGCGCAGCTTCAGTCGCTCGGCGTGCTGACCCGGGTGGGCGATGAGGTGGCGGCGACGTCTTTGGCCGATCATGAGGATACGCCGGTCGCCCTTGCGCGCTCACCTGACGGCCGTTCCTTCGGCTATTTCAGCCCACAGGCGGGATGGGTGACGGCATCGCCGGACGATCAATCGGTCTTTGCCCTGCGCTTTGAGATCCTCCTGCCGAAGCTTCTCAATGGGCTCGACTGCCCGCTGGTCTCGCGGCCGTTGGAGCTGCTGCCCGGTTTGCTCTGGGAAGTCGGAGGCGCCCGTTTGCCGGAGCGCTCGGCCCGTGTGCCCGTCTGGATCGGTCGTCGGCTTTCAGAACCGACGACATGGGCCTTGATGCTTGAACAGTTCAGGCAGCGCCCGTTTCCCGGGCTTCGCATCGTGCTGTCGCTGACAGCCGAGGCGAAGCTTCCAAAGACCTATGTCAGCGGGCACGAAATCATCGCGGTTCAATCCGTCATCGATCCAAGCGATGCCTTCCGGGTCGATCCGCACATTCTCGCCGCGCGCCTGGCGCATCGGCGCTACGACGGCCAGCCCGTATCGATCGCTGCGGATGGGGCTTCGATCACGATCAGGGGCAAGAGATACACGTTCACAGGCACGAAGCAGCGCGCCATCATTCGTCACCTCTTCGAGGCGTGGCAGCGGGGCGAACGCGAATGCCTGACAGCTGCTGTATTGGAAGCCGCCGACTCTGGTGACCAGGTGCGGACACTCGGCAAAGCGTTCAAGGGGCGCCCCGACTGGCGCGAATTCATCAAGGAAGAGCGCGGTCGATGCTGGATCGACGTCTGATGCCCAATTTGAGCCATCGCTGAACCGCCTTCGGGCGGTTTTTCATTTCAGCGCACGGAATTGCGATTCCTCCTCTGGCTCCTCCCTTTCTCCTCCCCGGCTCCTTCCCGCCTGACCGCCATCCTCTCCGCAGGTTTTCGACACGAACCACAGGAGACGAGAATGACCGTCAGGCATCTGAACCAGATCGAGCTCGCCGCTCGCTGGAACATCAGCCACCGCACACTTGAGCGCTGGCGGTGGTCGGGGGAAGGCCCCCGCTACATCAAGATCGGCGGGCGGGTCGTCTACCGGCTCGAAGACGTCGAGGATTACGAAAAGGAACAGCTCCGCGCGAGCACGGCCGTCAAGCCGGTCCCCACGATGGCGGCGGGGGCGCGTTGAGCATGATCCCCAACCACATCACGCTCGACGCGCTCCGGCAGATGCCGATCGGCGACATCGTGGCCTTGCCCGCCGAGCAGCTGGCGCTCCTCCATGAAGAGGCCGACGCCGCGCTGAAGGCAGCCAAGACCCTCAAGGACTGGCTCGATGGGGCCATCGGGCTCCGGTACGGCGAGCGCGCTTCGCAGGCTCGGATTGCCATGGCGAAGGACACCGGGACGGTCCGCTTTGCCGACGGCTCGGTGACGGTCGTCGCCGATCTGCCCAAGAAGGTCGAGTGGGATCAGGCGAAGCTCGCCGCGCTCGTCGAGACCATCCGCGCCGAGGGCGAGAACCCCACCGACTACGTCGAGATCACGTTCGGCGTCTCCGAGCGCGCCTACGGCGCATGGCCGGAGTCGATCCGCCGCGCCTTCACCCCGGCCCGCACGCTGAAGACCGGCAAGCAGACCTTCCGCCTTCTCCGCGACTGAAAGGATCACCCATGTTCCCGTTCGGCAAATCCAAGCCCGAAGCCCCTCTGACTGCGCTCGAAGCGCTGAAGAAGGCTCACTACAGCCTCGCCTCGTTGCCTGAGACGATCCGGATCCCGGCAACGCCGGAGCGCGGCGAGACCGACGCCAAGCCGATCACCGAGGCGACGGTCGACGACATCGCCTTCGCGCTGCGCGGACTGGAGGCAGCGTCCAGCGCGCTCATCGATCAGATGTACGCCCTGCGCAAGCTCAGCCAGATCGCGCGCGATGCCGGTGCTCTCGGCGCGCACCGTGCCGTCGAGGCTGCGGCCCGCGCCAGGACGGAGCGCTGATCATGGCGCTCCCCATCATCACCGCCGACCAGCGGCTCACGGAACCTCGCGGCATCAAGGGCACGATCTTCGGCAAGTCCGGCATCGGCAAGACCTCGCTTCTCTGGACGCTCGATGCCGAGACCACCTTGTTCATGGACCTCGAGGCGGGTGACCTCGCCATCGAGGGATGGCCCGGCGACACGGTGCGTCCGCGCACCTGGCCCGAATGCCGCGACTTCGCCGTGTTCATTGGCGGGCCGAACCCGGCGCTGCGCGACGACCAAGCATACAGCCCCGCGCATTTCGCGGCGGTCAGCGAACGTTTCGGCGATCCCGGCGTCATGGATCGTTACCGGACGGTCTTCATCGACTCGATCACGGTTGCCGGCCGTCTGTGCTTCCAGTGGTGCAAGGGCCAGCCCGACGCCTTCTCCGAGAAGACCGGCAAGCCCGACATTCGCGGCGCCTACGGCCTGCATGGCCGCGAGATGATCGCGTGGCTCACGCACCTCCAGCACACTCGGGCGAAGAACGTCTGGTTCGTCGGCATCCTCGACGAGAAGCTGGACGACTTCAACCGGCGCATCTTCCAGCCGCAGATCGACGGTTCGAAGACCGGTCTCGAACTGCCCGGCATCGTCGATGAAGTGCTGACGATGGCGGAGATCAAGGACGATTCAGGCACGCCCTATCGCGCCTTCGTCTGCCACACGATCAATCCGTGGGGCTTTCCCGCCAAGGACCGATCAGGGCGTCTGTCGCCCGTCGAAGAGCCGCATCTCGGTCGGCTGATGACGAAGATCCGCGGCCCCGTGAGGCCCGCCGCCGAGCGCCTGGCGTTCAGCCGGCCGGACGCCGCGAACCCCACCACTGACATCACCCATCCCGAAAACGCCTGAAGAGGAGCAACCAGCCATGTCTGGGTCCTGGAACGACTTCAACGACGCCAAGCAGAACAGCAACATCATCCCGAAGGGCACGCTGGCCAAGGTGCGCCTCACAATCCGCCCGGGCGGCTTCGACGATCCGGCTCAGGGCTGGACCGGAGGATACGCAACGCGCGGCACGACCGGTTCGGTCTATCTGTCTGGCGAGTTCACCGTGCTCGAAGGGCCCTACGCGCGGCGCAAGATCTTCACGCTGATCGGGCTCTACAGCCCGAAGGGTCCCGACTGGGCCAACATGGGCCGCAGCCTGATCCGCGCCATGCTGAATTCCGCTCGCGGCATTTCCGACAAGGATTCCTCGGCTCAGGCGCAGGCGGCGCGCCGCATCAACGGTTTCGCCGATCTCGACGGCCTGGAGTTCGTGGCCCGCATCGATGTCGGGACCGACACCAACGGCGAGGAGAAGAACGAGATCCGCGCCGCCGTCACGCCGGATCACAAGGAATACGCGCCGCTGGCGGGCGCAGCGGCAAGGGCGACGGCTCCGCAGCCGCAACCCGCGCAGGCTTCGATGCCCCAGCCGGGCATCCGTCCCTCCTGGGCGCAGTGAGGGCCGCTACCCATGCTGCTGCGACCTCGCCAGAAACTGTTCGTCGAGCGAAGCGTCAGCGCGCTCTCGCAACACGGAAACACGCTCGCCGTAGCCCCGACCGGGGCCGGCAAGACGATCATGCTCTCGGCTGTCGCGGGGCGCATGATCGCCGATCCCGACGCCAAGGCCTGCGTGCTCGCCCATCGCGACGAACTCACTGACCAGAACCGTGACAAGTTCCGCCGCGTCGTGCCCGGTCTCTCCACGTCCGTCGTCGATGCGCGCGAGAAGTCCTGGAAGGGACAGGTGACCTTCGCGATGGTGCCGACGCTGGCGCGCTCCGGCAATCTCGATGCGATGCCGACGCTCGATCTTCTGGTGATCGACGAGGCGCATCATGCGGCGGCCGACAGCTATCGCCGGATCATTGACCAGGCGCTGAAGAGCAATCCCGCCTGCGGGATCTACGGGGTCACGGCTACGCCCAACCGGGGTGACAAGCGCGGCCTTCGCGCCGTCTTTTCGAATGTCGCGGATCAGATCCGCATCGGCGAACTGATCGCCTCCGGCCATCTCGTGCCGCCGCGCACCTTCGTCATCGACGTCGGTGTTCAGGAGCAGCTCACCAAGGTGCGGCGCACCGCCGATGACTTCGACATGAGCGAAGTCGATGCGATCATGAACCGGACTCCGGTGACCGATGCCGTCATTCGGCAATGGCGGGAAAAGGCCGGAAACCGGCAGACGGTCGTTTTCTGCTCCACCGTCGATCATGCCCGCAATGTCGCCCGGGCATTCAATGGCGCGGGCATTCCTGCCGGGCTTGTCCATGGCGAAAAGCCGGATGCCGAGCGCAGGTCCGTGCTCGCGGCCTATGCGGCAGGCGATCTTCGCGTGGTGGTCAACGTCGCGGTTCTGACCGAAGGCTGGGATCATCCCCCCACGAGCTGCGTCGTTCTCCTGAGGCCGAGTTCCTACAAGTCGACGATGATCCAGATGATCGGCCGCGGACTGCGCACGGTCTCGCTGGATGAACATCCCGGTGTTCTGAAGACCGACTGCATTGTCTTCGATTTCGGCACGTCGACGCTGCTTCACGGATCGCTCGAACAGGACGTTGACCTGAACGGTCGCGAGTCCACTGGCGAGGCCCCGACGAAGGACTGTCCGGAATGCGGCGCAGTGGTGCCGCTCGCCACCACCGAGTGTCCGCTTTGCGGCCACCATTGGGAACGGGATGAGACCGGCGAGGCTACGCCGCTGGGCGAATTCGTGATGTCGGAGATCGACCTCCTGAAGCGGTCGAGTTTCCGGTGGTGCGATCTTTTCGGCGACGATGCCGCGCTCATCGCCAGCGGCTTCAATGCCTGGGGCGGGGTCTTCTTTCTCAATGGCCGCTGGTACGGCATCGGCGGGGTGCAGAAGCAGCGGCCCCATCTGTTGGCGGCCGGCGAACGCACGGTCTGTCTCGCTGCAGCCGATGACTGGCTAAACGAGCATGAGAGCGACGAGAGCGCCCACAAGACAAGGCGGTGGCTGAACCAGCCGCCGACCGACAAGCAGCTCTCGTTCCTGCCGCCCGAGTACCGGCAGGATTTCGGGCTCACGCGCTACCAGGCATCTGCGCTCCTGGCGTTCCGCTTCAACCGCGACGCCATTCGCTCGCTCGTCTTCGGCGCAGCGGACGCCGCTCCCGCCGACCTGATCGGGAGGGCTGCATGATGGAGCGCCCAAATGAACATGACATCCTCGGATCGTCTGCGCCTCTGGCATCCGCGTGGGACGCTCTGCGCCGTTTGCCGCTGTCCGACCCGTGGCTTTGGCTGGTTCGACCCGGTGCGATCGAAGCAGCCGCGCCCTTCTGTCTGGTTCTGCTCGATCGCCTGCCAAGGCTTCTGGACACGCTTGGCGCGGGAGCGTTGGGCCATGGTTGACCTCACCGAACAGGAACAGGCGGCCATCCGCGCCAGCATGAAGCCGATTGCCGAGATCATGGAGGAGATCGGCTGGCAGACCCGGCTCGCCGATCTCTCGGAAGCTCAGGTTCGAACCCTGATCGAAGTCGCCGTCGGCGGATTTCAGGATGCCATGCGCGCCATCGCCCAAGGCTCTGCCGAAACGCGCGGGGATGCGGAGATCCCATTCTGATGCTCGACTTCATTCACCACTCCCTGATCGCCGGACGCATCAACGCTCTGATCGACGACAGCCTTGATGCCGCGCGCGTCGTGACGCCGCCCCGGACCTATCTGGGTGGATCGCGGCTCGGGCAGCCTTGCGAGCGCGCGTTGCAGTTTGAGTTCGCCGGTGCGCCGAAGGACGACGGCTCCGACTTCGACGGCCAGACGCTGCGGATCTTCGAGATCGGCCACGCTCTCGAAGATCTGGCCATCCGCTGGCTCCGTGGTGCTGGCTTCGATCTCTACACCCGCAAGGGCAATCGACCGGACGGGTCGCAGTTCGGCTTCTCGATCGCCGGTGGCCGTGTTCGCGGTCATGTCGACGGGATTATCGCGGCAGCCCCCGACCAGCTGGGCCTTGCCGTTCCCGCGCTCTGGGAATGCAAGACCATGAACGCCAGGAACTGGCGGGAAACCGTCTCCAAAGGCGTCGTCATCGCCAAGCCGGTCTATGCGGCGCAGATCGCCCTCTACCAGGCCTACATGGAAGCCAGCGTCCCTGGCATTTGCTCCAATCCGGCGCTGTTCACCGCCATCAACAAGGACACGGCCGAACTGCACCACGAACTCGTGGCCTTCGATGCCGGTCTTGCCCAGCGGATGAGTGATCGCGCCGTCCGGATCCTAAAGGCGACGGACGCGGGCGAATTGCTGCCCCGGATCGCGACCACGCGCGACTTCCATGAATGTCGGATGTGCCCCTGGTGCCAGCGCTGTTGGGGCTTGCCGGCATGAGCGATCACAACGTCGTTTCCCTCGATGCCTGGCGCGACTTCAACGACGCGACGCCGCAGGTTGATCCCTTCGACGTCGAGCCGGACGCTGAGCAGATCGCCATCTTTCTCGACGTCGTCTTCAGCTATTGCGACGGCTGGGTGCCGCTGCGTGGTTTCATCGACAAGGGCCAGGGAGTCGACGGTCGCCCGCACAATGCCTGGATCGAAGGCGACGCAAACCTGCTCAAGAAGGCGATCGCTTTCGCAGGTTGGGCGGCGCGCGAAGGTGCTGCCTTCTATGTGGTGCCGGGAACGGTGGCCGAGAGCGGCAAGGCCAAGTCCGCGGACGTGCGCCAGATGCAAACGGTGCTCGTCGATCTCGATGCCGGCGACATCGCTTCTAAACTCGATCACCTGATCCGGCATCTGGGCGAGCCGACCCTGATCGTCGAAAGCGGAGGCCGCACGCCGGACGGTCTCGACAAGCTGCATGTCTGGTGGCGCCTGACCGAGCCTGCCGAAGCCGACGACATCACGCTGCTGTGCCGGTTGCGCGGCGACATCGCGATCAAGGTTGGTGGCGACACGCATTTTCGTTCGGCGCACCAACCGATCCGTCTGGCGGGATCCATCTATCACAAGGGCGGCTTCAAGCGGCTCGTCACCATCCGTCGCCACAACTCGCATGTCGAGGTGGACCTGCGCGATTTCGCGGAACGGGTTGACGCCATGCCGCCTCTCGTCGGTGTCGGATCGGAACCGGGACCACCCGCCTCGAAGCCGTCGATCGCCGATGTTCTGACAACGCCGGTTCGGGAAGGCAGCGAAGACGCATGGACCCGGTTTCAGGGTGCGAGCGCCGCCATCGGCCATTTCATCCGGCTGGCCCATGAGGGGCGCATGGGCCGCGACGAGGCCTGGGAGGCGATCTGCCAGTACAACGCCGCGATGCTGCGCCCGAACTGGCCGCTGGAGAGGCTGGCATCGGAGGCGCAGCGCCTGTGGCGGCTGCACGAAGAACGGCACGGGCCGCCGCTGGAACGGCTGGCGGTTTCGCCGATGTCGCCATTGCCGACCTTCACGCTCGGTGCGCTCCTCGACGACAGGAGCCCGATGCCGGACGACATCATCGGCCCGCGCGTACTCACGCAGGGTGGAATGCTGGTCCTCGGCGGCGCGCCCAAGGTCGGGAAAAGCGACTTCCTGATCAGCCTGCTGGTGCACATGGCGGCCGGCATCCCGTTCCTCGGTTTCGCGCCATGCCGCCCGCTGCGGATCTTCTATCTGCAAGCCGAGATCCAGTACCACTATCTGCGCGAGCGGCTTCAGGGCATTCGGCTCGACCCGGCGCTGCTCTCAGCCGCCCGCGACAATCTGGTCGCGACGCCGAAGGTCCGGATGCTGCTCGATGCGGGCGGTGTTTCGCGCGCCGTGGCCGCCGCGCGGGCGCATTACGGCCATGGCGCACCTGACATCCTCTGCATCGACCCGATCCGCAACCTCTTCGATGGCGGCCCTGATGGCGGCGGCGAGAACGACAACTCGGCGATGCTGTTCTTCCTGCAGGAACGTGTCGAGGTGTTCAGGGATTCGGTGGCGCCGGACGCCGGGCTGATCCTCTGCCACCACACCCGCAAGATCACCAAAAAGCAGCTGGCCGAGGATCCGTTCATGGCGCTCTCGGGCGCTGGAAGCCTGCGCAGCTTCTACACCTCCGGCATCATCATGCACCGGCCCGACGAAGAACGTTCGGAGCGGATGCTGCATTTTGAGCTGCGCAACGGCCCGGGCATCGAGCCGAAGATCATCGACAAGACCGACGGACGCTGGGTGGAAGTCGACCGTTCGGGCGAGCGGCTGGTGCGCAAGTCGCTGGGCGAGCGTCTCGATGCGGAGCGTGTGCGCAAGCACGATGTCATTCTCGGCATATTGCTCGACGAAGCGCTGGCCGGTCGACTTTACACGATCAACCAGTTCGCGGAGGCGTTCGAGAACCGCGGCGGGCTAGGCGGAAAGGACACAATCCGGGACCGCCTGAACGTGCTTGCCACCAAGGGCTTCGTGAAATTCGTCCGCGACGGCGCGCCCTATGGCTTCGGCCCGTCTCGGTCGCGTTTCGGGTTTCTGTGCGTCGAAGCGATGGCCATTCCGACGGATGGCGAAGCGGTCGATCCCGAAACCGGCGAGGTCTCGCAGGCGACCATCGCGGTCCTGCCGACCCATTACAAATCACCCCAGACCGGTGCGTTGCTCGAGGTCGAGAACCCGCATGTCTGGGTCTATCCGGAGGGCGAACCGTCATGATCGCGCTCGCGTCGCTCCTCGCGCAGGCCTGCGCTCCGGCCAGATTGAACCAGATGGGGTGCGGTTCCGAAACTGCTCCGCCATCGCCGCCCGGAACTACGCTACGGCCCGTCGAGACCAGATTGGGCGCGATGCCCAAACTGCCCCTTCGGAATTGCGCGCGCCCCAGATCGGCTGCGCTGCAATCAGATTGGGTGGCGAGTGCTGGCCGAAACTCCAGAAACTGGAAATTCCTCAACGTTGGCAATGCCTTGTCTTGGCCAGCGAGTTTAGGGGCTGAAAGCCACCCCTTTCAGGGGTGGGGGAGACCGCTCGCCGAGCGGGGTCTCCCATCCCCACCCCTGGGGCTTCGCGCGCGCGGCGCGCCGACACTCCTCCCAACGAAACACCAAACGAAGGATCCGTCCCCATGAGCATGATTGCGTCACCCGTTCCCGACCCCGCACCTTTTCCGGCTGCTCGGGCTTCATCGACACGAAGCGCCGCCATCCTGGCGCTCGACCTTGGCACGACGACAGGTTGGGCAAGCTTTATCGGTGGCATCATCCAGAGCGGCACGGTCTCATTCCGACCCAGCCGCTACGATGGCGGCGGCATGCGCTATCTGCGCTTCCAGTGCTGGCTCGATGCGCTCGTCCACGACAATGACGGTCTGGCCACAATCTACTTCGAGGAAGTTCGTCGGCATGTCGGCACGGATGCCGCCCATCTCTACGGCGGCTTCCTGGCAACACTGACTGCGTGGTGCGAGCGCGAACAGGTCGCCTATCAGGGCGTGCCGGTCGGCACCATCAAGCGCTTCGCGACCGGCAAGGGCAACGCCGACAAGCATGCGGTGCTCGCCGCCGTCACTGCACGGGGCTTCCGGCCCGCCGACGACAACGAGGCCGACGCGATCGCCATCCTGCTCTGGGCGATGGAGACCCGGGGAGGTGTGCTGTGAGGTGGTCACCACGAGGATATGGCGGCCAACGCCGCAGCCCTGAAGACGTCAAGCGCGATGGTTGGCGCGAGCAGCGCGTCCTTGCGGTGTCGATCGACGATGCACGCCTGACCTGGCCCGAACGTGAACTGATCCGGCAACTCGGCGAGAAGCTCTATGGCGATCGCAATCAATCCAAGGAGGCGCACCGATGACCAACTGGACGCCAAGCCTCGTCGAGGAACGTCTCGCAGAAGCGGCCTTCGTGCTCAAGCGCCTGCCCGAACCGCGGCGGCAGGGATACTTCAGCACATGGCCGGAGATCATCCACGGCTTTGCCGACAAGGTCGAACAGGAGCCGAAGCCGATGCGTGTGCTTCCGTCGCCTGCGGCCATCAGCAGGATGGAGGAGACGCTGAGCTGGACCGTCGGGCTGGATCCGGTCGAGGGCAAGATCATCTGGATGCGTGCCTACGGCGAGCGCTGGAAGACGATCTGCTGGACGGTTGGGTTGCAGCGCACTGCTGCCCACCAGCACTGGCTCTACGCGCTGTGTGTCATCGCTTTCCGGCTTAACGGACGGCGGCTCAACCGCAGCTACTCGAAGCGCAAGGTGATCGAACTGGCTGGTGCGGCGCAGCGCTGAGTAGCGGCGAGCAAAGTGTCCGCCGGACAGTTTTCGCGCGGACAGAAATGCCGGTTCAGGGTAGATTTCGGGCTAATCTCGGGACAGACGCGTTCAATGAGCTTCGCCATCCCGACCTGCCCGACGCGTTTGGTTCCTTCCCGGCGGATACCCTATGCGGGAGGGCGCGGCGCGAAACGTCGCTAGCGGCAGGCCGGATTTTTTGGGAAGCCAGCGAGAGTCCAGCGCCTTTATTGGCCGCTCGGAAGTCCCGACGAACACAAGCTTTTTTGCCTCGTAGCTGCTGCCATGCCTGGATCCTTCGCGGAGTCCGGCTCGGCATCCGGCATCCAGCGGCCAATCGACGGCGACACGCCCAGCCACCATCGGACATCATGACCCTCAGCTTCGCACCCGAAGCGATCGAGACCTGGCCGCTCGACCGCCTGCGCCCCTATGCGCGCAACGCCAAGACCCATGGCGCGGACCAGGTCGCCAGGATCGCCGCCAGCATGGCGGAATTCGGCTGGACGGTTCCGGTGCTGGTGTCGAGCGATGGCGAGGTCATTGCCGGCCATGGCCGAATCATGGCGGCCGCGCAGCTTGGCCTCACCGAAGCGCCAGTCATCGTGCTCGATCATCTGACCGAGCCGCAGCGTCGCGCCTATCGCATCGCCGACAACAAGCTGACCGAACTCGGGGCATGGGACGAAGCGCTTCTTTCCGGCGAACTGCAAGAACTCGTCGCCGATGAATTCGATCTGTCGCTGATCGGCTTCTCGGATGGCGAGCTCGACCGGCTGCTCGCGCTGGAACCGGGCGCCGACGCAACCAACGGCGCGGGCGTCGCGCCCGTCGTGATCCCGGAACCGCCGCGCAATCCGGCATCTCGCCTCGGGGATCTTTGGGTCCTTGGCGATCACCGGCTGCTCTGCGGCGACAGCACGAGCCACGCCGATGTCCGCCGCCTGATGAATGGCGAGCGGGCCATCCTGTTCGCCACTGACCCGCCCTATCTCGTCGATTACGACGGCTCGAACCATCCGACCCGCAACAAGGACTGGTCGGCATCTTACGGCACCACCTGGGACGACAGTTCACAGGGGGCTGAGCTTTACGACGGGTTCATCGCGGCAGCCGTTGCCGAGGCGATCGCGGAAGACGCCGCCTGGTATTGCTGGCACGCCTCGCGCCGCCAGGCGATGCTGGAAGCCTGCTGGGAGAAGGCGGGCGCGTTCGTCCATCAGCAGATCATCTGGGTGAAGGACCGCGGGGTTCTGACCCGGTCGCACTACCTCTGGAAGCACGAGCCCTGCTTCATGGGCTGGATCAAGGGCAAGCGCCCGCCGAAGGTGGCCGAGGAAACGCTGCCCTCGACATGGGCGCTGCCGAGTTTCGCCAAGGACGACCGGCCCGATCACCCGACGCCAAAACCGCTCGACGCCTTCGGGATCCCGATGCGCCAGCATGTGGCGCGCGATGGACTTTGCTACGAGCCGTTCTCCGGGTCGGGTTCGCAGATCATGGCGGGTGAAGCCAATGGCCGCCGCGTCTTCGCGATGGAGATCAGCCCGGCTTATGTCGATGTCGCCATCGAGCGCTGGCAGGCCGACACCGGGCGCGAGGCGATCCTCGACGGCGACGGACGGACCTTTGCGCAGGTGAAGGCCGAGCGGCTGGGCGACCGAGCGGTCAGTCGGCACGACACATCCGACATCGACGCCTCTCCTAAACCAGCGCAAAGCCGCAAATCCGCCGCGTGACATGCATGACCTGGCTCTACATCCCTCCGGAGATGCTTCCGGAGCCGGAGACGCATGCCTCTTCGGCCTCTCCCTCTGCTCCGGCGCAGGCGGGATCGACCTCGGGCTCACCATCGCGCTGCCCGGATATCGTTCTGTGGGCCATGTCGAACGGGAAACCTTCGCCGCAGCCATTATCGTGGCGCGGATGGAAGAAGCGACCCTGGATCGCGCGCCTGTCTGGGACGACGTTGCCAGCTTCGACGGCAAACCATGGCGCGGCGCGGTGGACATCCTCTCTGCGGGCTATCCGTGCCAGCCGTTCTCCGTCGCGGGCAAGCGCCGGGGCGCGGCCGATCCGCGCCACCTCTGGCCTCATGTCGCCCGCATCATCGGCGAGATCGAGCCGCCCTTCGTCTTTCTTGAGAACGTCGCCCATCATCTCCGCCTCGGCTTCCCCGAAGTCGCCGCAGGACTGGTCGGCATGGGCTACCGCCTTGCGGCAGGCCTCTTCACGGCGGCGGAAGTCGGCGCGCCCCACAAGCGCGAGCGGCTCTTCATCCTCGCCATCCGCGAAGGGGACGAGCTGGCCGACCCCGCGCGCCTGCTCTGGCACCCGGTCGAGTGGCGGGAACCGGACGGAACTGCTGCGGCTCTGGCCGACCCCTCGCGCCAGCGCCAACGAGAACCGTCAGATGAAGCCGACGCCTTCGCAGGAAGCCGGTCAGCACGGGATGAATCTCGCCACGACGGCAGCACTCTGGCCGACGCCACAGACCGACAGTTTCCGCAGCCGGGGTGGCGAGCGGCGCGACGAGAAGGGTCTGGACCGGATGGCGCGGGACTGGCCAACGCCGATGGCGAACGACGGCTGCAAGCCGAGCGCGGGCAACCGCCGGACGGCCGATCTGACCCATGCGGCGGGAATGTGGATGACGCCGACGGCGCGCGACCACAAGGACGGGGCGACCAGTCTGGCCAACACGCCGGTGAACGGCCTGCTTGGCCGCCAGGTCCTGACGACGCCGATGGCTGGACGCGATACCTCCGACATGCGCCGGACCTTGAACCCGCTGTTCGTAGAGGCGCTGATGGGCTGGCCCACCGGGTGGACCGGCTTCGCCTCTGTGGCAACGGCGTGGTGCCACTGGTTGTGGCGCATGCGCTCAGAACTCTCGCGGCTGAATTGCTGGCCGACGGATGAGGCGGTGGCATGAAGCAGTCGCGCGCGATGTCGCTGGTCGAAGCCATCACCAATGTCGTGGTCGGTTACGGCGTCGCGGTGCTCACCCAGTTGCTCGTCTTTCCTCTGTTCGGGCTACACACGACACTTGCGGAGAACCTAATGATCGGGGCGATCTTCACCGTGGTGAGCATCGCCCGGTCGTTCGCCCTGCGACGGCTGTTCGAAGCCTTGCTGGACAGGTAAACTTCCACAACGCAAGAACCAGCGTCGATCTCTGAGAACGGCTATACTGGTCACCTGAACTCGAAAGATTGATCATGGCTCGTGGGAAACCCGTAGAAATCGCTACACGCAGCTTCGAAAATCAGTCGAAGGCGATTGATCATTTTCGAGCAATGCTGGGTCGCTACAGGCCTGGCGATAGGGTTTCCGACGATGACGCTCTCGACTTGTCTGCCTTGTTGGAGCGTCACGATGAATACGCACAGAAGGTTGGCAAGGGGGTTGCCCATTTTGAAGTGATGGCGACCGAGCATGGTACGAACTGCTTTCGGATTGTTCGCATTGATGGCTCCGGCACCGACTTTTCCTATCGGCACTGCATCACCCAACGCCCTCCTACGCGGAAGCAAGAGGTTTCTGCCGCTTTTCGTCGAGTCGTTCAGCTCGATCTTTATGCGGCCCGGGACAAGTTCTTTTCCGATCATCGCGGTGACGACGGTAAAGTCTCGTGCGCCGTGACAGGCGAGAGGATCTTGCGCGATGAAGCGCACATGGACCATCGGCCACCCATGACCTTCGAAGTCATCGTCACGACCTTCCTTGAAGGGCGCGGGATGAGTCTCGATCAGGTGCCGATCACCTCTGGGCGAGACGAGCAAGTATCGCCGGAAGTGACCGATAAGGCCTTGGCTGACGCATTTCGTGGCTATCATTCGCGGGTTGCGAAGCTTGATATCGTGAAAAGTGCGATCAATCTCGCACAGTCATCCCGCAACAGGATCAAGGACGGCCGGGTGAAGTTGACCTAACCCGACCGTCTGAGGTCCAGCCTGTCAGCCGATCCGGTAAACCCGGCCACGCCCCTCGACCTTCTCGGATGACACGTCGAGACCGAGTTTCTTCTTCAGTGCTCCGGCAATCGCCCCGCGCACCGTGTGGGCCTGCCAGCCGGTGGCGGTGGTGATCTCCGCGATGGTTGCGCCGTCCGACGCGCGCAGCATGGCGATCAGCGCCGCCTGCTTGGTTCCGGCGCGCGGCGTGCGCGTCGATTGTGCGGCTTCTGCGTTGCGATCCTGAGCGGGATCCTGCGGCGGCCCTTCTGTCGCGCTCGGGCGCGCAGTGTCGGCATCATCCGGCTCGATGCCGATGGCGGCAAGGCCAGCGTCGGTGGCGACCAGCGTCGTGCCGTGGCCGTCGCCGGTTTCGCGCCAGATCGGTTCGCCCAGTCGTGCGTTGACTTCGACCTCTTGCAGCAGGCCCTTCGCGATCATCGTGCTGACGACCTTGGCGGCTGCGCCGCCGCGCAGGCTGTCCGGCAGCGGCAGGGCGATGCGTCCGGGTCGCTGCGCAGCAGCGCTCAGAATGATGGCTTGGGTGTCGGAAAGCTGGGTCATTTTGGACCTCCGGTTCGAGAGCGCCGCGACCATCGCGGCGCTTCTACGAGGCCAAGCCCCGCAATCGCGGGGCTGGCGCGGAGGCCATCCGGATCATTCGGCGTGCTCGCCCTCGCGGAAGGCGCTGTCGGTGATGCGCTTCAGGAGTTCGGCGTAGTGGGCGAGCGTCCCGACATGGCCCCAATGCACCTCGTCGGGATGAACATCGAAATGCTCGTCGCTGAGGGCAGCGAGACGCGCCAGCATGGCGTCGATCTCGACCTTGCGGGCGATGAAGGCGTCGAGGGCCTGGGCGTTTCTGGCTTGGCGGGTCATCGGAAATCTCCTTGGTTCGTGACCCCATACAGGCTCTGTCCGGTGCGCTTATCAAGGCAATAAGTGCATCAAAACATTATGTTTTCGGAGCAGACATGCAGGGCATGAGCGAACGCCAGTACGCGTCCCATGTCGGCTTGTCGCGGGGTGCGATCCAGAAGGCGAAGACCTCGGGACGGCTCGTCCTGCATGCTGATGGTTCGATCGATGCGCGGGCCAGCGATGCGCGCCGTGCGTCGATGACCGATCCCTCGAAGCAGCGCCGGGATGGCGGCGAGGCCAAGCTGAAGCCCGTCCCCGATGCGGCCTTGTCCGCCGTCGGCGACACGCTGCGCGAAAGCGGGATCGCACAGTCTCCGGCCGGCGGTGGAACCACGTTCCTCCAGGCCAAGACCGCCAACGAGGTGCTGAAGGCTCAGGAACGGCGTCTGCGTCTGCAGCGCATGAAGGGCGAGGTCATCGACCGCGCGCGGGCGACGGCGCTTGTTTTCCGACTGGCGCGCGAGGAGCGCGATGCCTGGGCGAACTGGCCCGCACGGATCGCGGCACTGATGGCGGCGGAGCTCGGCCTCGAAGCGCACGCGATGCAGAAGGTTCTGGAGACCCATGTCCGAGCGCACCTCGTCGATCTCGCCGAGGTCGCCACAGATTTTCGCTGACGCGGACCGTCGGTCAGAGGAGCTTTTCGCCTTCGAAGGCGTCGATGCGCTCGTCCAAGCCTGGCGTGATGGGCTCACGCCCGATCCGGCGCTCACCGTCGCGGAATGGGCGGATCGGCACCGGTTCCTGAGTCCGCGCGCTTCGGCCGAGCCGGGGCGTTATCGCACGGACCGCACGCCCTACATGCGCGCCATCATGGATGCGCTATCGCCCGGCAACGCCGCGCGCCGCATCGTCTTCATGAAAGCGGCGCAGGTCGGCGCGACCGAGGCCGGAAACAACTGGATCGGCTATGTCATCCACCATGCGCCAGGACCCATGCTCGCGGTCCAGCCGACGGTGGAACTGGCCAAGCGCTTCTCGCGCCAGCGCATCGACCCGCTGATCGCGGAAAGCCCGGTGCTCCGCGAGCGCGTCAAGCCGCAACGCTCGCGCGACGCCGGCAATACGGTTCTGTCGAAGGAATTCCCGGCTGGGCTTCTGGTGATCACAGGCGCAAACAGCGCGGTCGGCCTGCGCTCCATGCCGGCGCGCTACCTGTTTCTCGACGAGGTCGACGCCTATCCGCCGTCCGCCGACGAGGAAGGCGATCCGGTCGCGCTCGCGGAGGCCCGCACGCGCACGTTCTCCTGGCGCTCGAAGGTCTTCCTGACGTCGACGCCGACGATCCATGGCGTGTCTCGGATCGAGCGCGAGTTCGAGGCCAGCGACCAGCGGCGCTACTTCGTGGCGTGCCCGCATTGCGATCATCGCCAGTGGCTCCGCTTCGAGCGTCTGCGTTGGGAGAAAGGTCAACCGCACACGGCGCATTACTCTTGCGAAGCCTGTGAGGGCCGGATCGAGGAGCATCACAAGACAGCCTTGATGATGTCCGGCGAATGGCGGCCGACGCGCGACGATGCGCACTCGGGAACCGTCGGCTATCACCTCTCCGGGCTCTATTCGCCGGTGGGCTGGCTCTCATGGGCGGACATCGCCCGGATGTGGGAAGCCGCGCAGACGAGCGACGAGGCCAAGCGCAGCTTCAAGAACGGCGTCCTTGGCGAGACCTGGATCGAGACCGGCGAAGCACCGGACTGGCAGCGGCTCTACGAGCGGCGCGAGCCCTGGCGCATCGGCACGGTGCCGAGCGGCGGCCTGTTCCTCACGGCGGGCGCCGACATCCAGAAGGATCGCATCGAAGTCTCGATCTGGGCCTGGGGTCGCGGACTCGCGAGCTGGCTCGTGGACCACATCGTCATTGCCGGCGGCCCGGACAGCGCCGAGGCTTGGGCCGCATTGACGGATCTGCTCGGTCAGACCTGGCCGCACGCCCATGGCGTTCGGCTGAGCCTGTCGAAACTCGCGATCGACACAGGCTTCGAAGCGCCCGCCGTCTACGCATGGGCGCGCCAGCAGGGCTTTGCGCAGGTCATTCCCATCAAGGGCGTCGAGGGTTTCAATCGCGCCGCGCCGGTCACCGGCCCGTCCTTCGTCGATGCGACGGAAGGTGGCCGGAAGATCCGCCGCGGCGCGCGGCTCTGGACGATAGCGGTTTCGACCTTCAAGGCCGAGACCTATCGCTTCCTGCGATTGTCGAAGCCGACCGACGAAGACGCGGCGGACGGAGCGCAGGGCCCGGCCGGACTTGTGCACTTGCCCCACGGCGTCGACGCCGAATGGGTGAAGCAGCTCGTCGCCGAGCATCTCGTGACCGTCACCACCAAGCGCGGCTTCCAGAAGCTCGAATGGCAGAAGGTTCGCGAACGCAACGAGGCGCTGGACTGCCGGGTCTATGCCCGCGCCGCCGTCTGGATCGCGGGAGCTGATCGCTGGTCCGAAGACAAGTGGCGCGATCTCGAAGATCAGGTCGGCCCCCAGCCTGCGGACACCGACGACACGCACTCGAACATCGAAGCCGGGCGTCTCGCCCGTCCAAACCCGCCATCGACCAAGCGGCAGAGCGACTGGCTCGGCCCGCGCGGAAAGTGGTTCTGAGGAACAGTCATGGCCTGGACGACCGACGAACTCGATGCGCTGAAGCGCGCCTATGCCAGCGGCACGCTCCGGGTCAGCTATGACGGCAAGACGGTCGAATACGGATCGGCGGACGACCTCTTGAAGCGGATCCGCACCATCGAGACCGAGATCACGGCATCCTCCGGCGCATCACGCCCAATCGCGGGCTATGCCGGGTTCGGACGAGGCGACCGGTGAGCCAGTTCACCTTCCTCGACCGGATGGTGGCGTGGGCTGCGCCCGAGGCGGGCGTAAGGCGGGCGCTCGCGCGGCGCAGTTTCGAGGCGCTGAGCGCCAAGACCCATGGCCATGCCCGTGGGTATGACGGCGCGGCCAAGGGACGGCGCACCGACGGATGGAAGGCGGCAGGAACATCGGCTGATGCCGAGATTGCCGCCGCCAGCGGATTGCTGCGGGAACGCATGCGCGATCTCACCCGCAACAATCCGCACGCGGCGAAGGCTGTGTCCGTACTGGTCAACAACATCATCGGCAGCGGCATCATTCCGCGCGCTGCGACGGGTGACGCCAGGCTCGACGAGACGGTGGACCGGCTCTGGGCCGTGTGGACCGCCGCCTGCGACGCCGACGGACAACTCGACATCTTCGGGCTGCAGACCTTGGCCGTGCGGGAGATGATCGAGGCTGGCGAGGTGCTGATCCGCCGCCGCCCGCGACGTCTGAGCGATGGACTCTCCGTTCCGCTCCAGGTCCAGATCATCGAAGCCGATCTGCTGGACAACACCCGCAACGGCGATCTCGCCGATGGCGGGCGGCTGCTGCAGGGCATCGAGTTCGATCCCTTGGGCCGACGGCGTGCCTATTGGCTCCATGCCCAGCATCCCGGCGATGCGGTCGTCACCATGCGCCGCCGTCTGGAGAGCCTCGCTATCCCGGCGAGCGAGGTCCTGCATCTCTACGAGAAGCAGCGCACACAGGTGCGCGGCGTCCCATGGGGCACGCCGGTGATGCGGGCGCTGCGCGATCTCGATGACTGGACGCAGGCCGAGCTGGTCCGCAAGAAGACGGAAGCCTGCGTCGTGGGCATCGTGCTTGGCGCCGACGAAGCCGATCAGGGCATCGCCCCGTCGGTGGTCGATGCCGACGGCAATCGTGTCGAGCAGTTCGAGCCCGGGCTGATCGCCTATGCGCGGGGCGGAAAAGACATCCGCTTCAATCAACCCGCCACGACGGCGGGTGTGGGCGAGTGGCTGCGCGCGCAGCTTCACATCGTGGCGGCGGGTTTCCGCATGCCCTACGAGCTGCTGACCGGCGACCTCAGTCAGGTCAACTATTCATCGATCCGGGCGGGGCTCGTGGAGTTTCGTCGCCTGATCGACGCCGTCCAATGGCAGATCGTCATCCCGGTTCTCTGCCAGCCCATGTGGGTCTGGTTCTGCCAGTCCGCATGGGCTGCCGGGAAATTGCCGCGGCCGGACATTGCGGTCGAATGGTCTCCGCCGCGTTTCGAAGCGGTGGATCCGCTGAAGGACGCGATGGCCGATCTTCTGGCTCTGCGGTCCGGCACCATGTCGCTGGCGCAGGCCATTGCGCGTCAAGGTCACAACCCGGACGCCGTGCTCGCCGAGATCGCCGCCATGAACGCCAAGATCGACGCCCTCGGGCTCATTCTCGACAGCGATCCGCGGCGCGTGACGAAAACCGGCGTGATGCAGGCTGACACGACTGGCAAACCCGACAATCCCGACACCTGAGCTTTTCACCATGACCCGAAACATCGACCTTCCACCGCTGACGCGGGCGGCGGACCTGTTGCCTGCGTCGATCGATGCGGCCGAGCGCACCATCGAGGTGGTCTGGTCCACGGGCGCGCGGGTGCGCCGCACTCCGTTCTTCGGCGATCCCTTCGACGAGGAACTGGCGATGGATCCCCGCGCCGTCCGTCTCGATCGCCTGAACGCGGGTGCGCCGCTTCTGAAGGTGCACGATGCTTCGGTACTCGACAGCATCATCGGCTCAGTCGTGCCGGGGAGCGCCCGCATCGAGAACGGACGCGGCGTCGCCCGTGTCCGCTTCTCCGACCGGGCTGAAGTCGAGCCGCTCTGGAAGGACGTCGAGGCCGGGCACATCCGTGCGGTGTCGATCGGCTACCAGGTCCACCGCTTCGAGGTGACCAAGCAGGCGGGCGCGCCCGAGCTGTGGCGCGCGGTCGATTGGACGCCCTTCGAGATTTCCGCAGTGCCGATCGGCGCTGATCCGGCAGCGGGTTTCCGCTCCGAGACATCCTCCGACAGTTCTTTGCCCCTTCACCCCTGCGTCGTCCACCGCGCCGACGCTCCATCCAAGGAGAAAGCAGCCATGGACGACGCTGTGACCGAGAACACCGAGACGCAGACGCGCCAGGCCGCGACCGAACCGCAGGATCGCGCGCCGACCACGCCCGCTATCGATGCGGAGACAATCGCCGCCCGCGCGCGCGATTCCGAACGTGAGCGTGTCGGAACCATCTACGATCTTGCAGGTCGCCTGCACCTCGAGCGCAGTTTCGCCGACGATCTCGTCAAGCGCGGCGTCACGCTCGACGCGGCGCGCAGCGAGATCCTCGACAAGGTCGCTACCAATGCCGAGAAGACGCGGGTTTCGCCTCAGGTCAGCATCCCGCTCGGCGGCCGCGATGAACGCGTCACCCGTCGCGACGCCGTGTCGAACGCCCTGCTGCACCGCTACTCGCCCACGCTCTTCCCGTTGAGCGAACCGGCGCGGGAGTATCGCGGCATGACGCTCGTGGAGCATGCCCGCGAGTTCCTCTCAAGCTCGGGCGTCAATGTCCGGGGCATGTCGCGCGACGAGATAGCCACGCGCGCCCTTCACTCCACCTCGGACTTTCCCGAGGTCCTCGCCGCCGTGACGGGCAAGACGCTGCGGCAGGCCTATGATGCCTACCCGCGCACCTACGTTCCCTTCTGCCGGCAGGTGCTCGCGACCGACTTCAAGGCGATGCACCGTGTCCAGCT